GAGGTTCATATTATGGAGCAGGAGCAGGCACTGGTTCCGCCCCAGATCAAGAAGATCAGAAGGCCAGCTAGAAGGAAAAAAGCTGGGGGGTTTGCTAAGAGGTGGTAAAAACTTGACAAAGCCAAAAAACGCAGTTTCAGTTGTGTAAATGGCGAATTTATTTGATACAGCAAATTATCCGACAACTGAACCCTACTCGTTTGTGGCGGGGGACAGGATTGCGTGGAAACGTACTGATCTAGGCTCGGATTACAGCAATAGTTCCTATACTCTCACTTATGAGGCTCGCTTAGAGGCGGCTGGCGGTACAGCGTTTACGATTACCGCAGCAGCAGATGGAAGCGACTATAAAGTAGAGGTTGGCTCCTCAACTACCGAAGATTATGATGCTGGCACCTATCATTGGTCAGCATTTATTACCCGCGACTCAGATTCAGAGCGTATTCAGATTGATTCTGGAACATTCAAGGTAGAGGCGAACAAAAAGACCTCTGTCACTGATCCGCGCACTCATGTCAAGAAGGTACTAGACGCTATTGAGGGCGTTATTGAGGGTCGTGCCTCCAAAGATCAAGAGAACCTGACTGTTGAGGGGATGACGCTAGTTCGTACCCCCATTGAGGACTTGTTGGTACTCTACTCCAAGTATAAGGCTATGTATGTTCAGGAAAAACGTGCAGAAAGAATGCGGAATGGCAAAAAACATTCCGGTAAGATTTATACGAGGTTTCAGTAATGTGGCCTTTTAGTGTGCCTAGCGCCCCAGTAAAGCGCAAGAAAGCTACCCGCAAGATCAATGTTCGTGGATTCGCGGCTTCGGCTGACGAGCATTTCCTTGCTGATTTCAAAGGCACATCAATGTCTATTGATGCAGAACTTGCCAGTGGACTGCGAAAGATGCGGATGCGTTCTCGGACTCTATCACAAGACAATGATTATGCTCGGAAATTCCTGAGTATGGTTAAATCTAATGTGGTTGGGGCATCCGGCTTTACTTTGCAGGGCAGAACGAAAAAGTCTGACGGCGAACTGGATCAGGCAGATAATGCCTATCTGGAGAAGTCATTTAAGACTTGGGGGCGCAAAGAGAGCTGCACAATGAGCAAGCGCCTCTCTTGGTGCGATGTTCAGAATCTCTTTATTGAAACAGTGGCTAGAGATGGTGAGGCTCTTTGTCTTATTCATTATGGCAAGAATCTGGCATACGGAATGTCAATACAGATGGTAGATATTGACCTACTGGATGAGGCGTATAACCGCAAGCTGGATAATGGCAATCAAATCCGTATGGGCGTAGAGCAGGATCAATATGGCGCACCAGTGGCGTATCACCTGTTTTCCGAGCATCCGGGCGACGATTCTGTTTATTCGTATCAGCAGAAAAACTATGTACGTATTCCGGCTGATAGAGTGATTCATGCTTTCCGGTCTGAGCGTCCGGGGCAGAGTAGGGGCATCCCTTGGATGCACACAGCTATTCGCAGACTTAATATGCTTGGCGGGATGGAAGAGGCTGAACTTGTCGCCTCCAGAGTTGCGGCCAGTAAAATGGGTTTCTTCACCTCTCCTGATGGCGATGGGTACGTGGGAGATGACGAGGAAGAAGAGGAAGGCGCTCTGATCTCTGATGCGGAGCCGGGTGTGTTTGAGCAGTTGCCAGAGGGTGTGAACTTTCAGGCATTTGATCCACAACATCCATCCACGGCATTTGATGCTTTTATCAAGGCCACACTTAGAGGGGCTGCAAGTGGACTGAATGTTGCCTACAACACTCTTGCCAATGATTTAGAGGGCGTTTCGTTCTCATCTATCCGTTCCGGCACTATTGAGGAACGGGATCAGTGGAAACAGAAACAGACATGGATGATTGAACAGTTTTGTGAGCCTATCTACAGGGCATGGCTAAAGAGTGCCATTTTGACGGGCGCATTAAATCTTCCAGCGGCGAAGATGGAAAAGTTTGAGGACGTTGTGTTTCAGCCGAGGGGTTGGACATGGGTAGACCCTCGCTCTGACTCTACTGCAAATGAAGCAAGTCTCGCTATGGGTGTTACTACTCGCTCAGAGATTGCGGCAGCTCAAGGGAAGAGTTTGGAAGATATATTTGAGCAGTTGAGTAAAGAGCAAGAGATGGCGGAGCAGTATGGCCTGAATTTAACCGGAGAAAAGAAAGATGAGCAAGACAAACAAGACGATTAAAGTCGGTGCGCTTCATCGGGGATTTAGCATTCAGAGAGATGCTATCTCTGAGGATGACCGTACTGTAGATATTGCATTTTCGTCAGAAGAGCCAGTTGAACGCTGGTTTGGTAATGAGATTCTGGATCACTCCAAAGATTCTGTTGACCTTGGCCGGTTGCAGAGTGGCGGAGCGGTTCTAGTAGACCACAACACCTCAGATCATGTTGGCGTTGTGGAGGCTGTAAGCATTGACGCAGACAGGCGAGGTCGCGCAACTGTACGCTTTGGGAAAAGTGGTAGAGCTGATGAGATTTGGCAAGATGTTGTTGATGGTATTCGGCACAATGTATCTGTTGGTTATAGGATTAACAAGATGAAGCTGGACAGCGAGGAAGAGGGTATGGAGACATATCGCGCTACTTCGTGGACTCCGTATGAGCTGAGTTTTGTTAGTGTCCCTGCTGATAGCAGTGTTGGAGTCGGGCGATCTGATGAGGCCGAAGAGCGGTCTATTACTATTGAGAATCAGTATGAAGATACTGTTGAGACTATTGAAAAGGATAGAAAAATGAGCGAAGAGAAGAAAACAGAGGCACCATCTATTGATGTAGATGCAGAACGTGCCAAAATCCGTAAGGCCGAGATCAAGCGCATTAGCGAGATTGAGGCTCTTGGAGACAAGTTTGAGGCCAAAGATATGGCTCGTGACTATGTGAACGAAGGCAAAAGTATTGACGACTTCCGGGTGTCACTGCTTGCTAAGATGGGAGATGCGACCCCTGTAACTGAGTCTGCCGATATTGGCCTGACTGACACAGAGGTTCGTCAGTTCTCATTTATGAAGGCTATCAATGCACTTGCTAATCCACAGGATCGCAGGGCGCAAGAGGCGGCAGCATTTGAGTTTGACGCTTCCCGTGCGGCGGCTGACAAGTATGGCCGAGATCCACAGGGTATTATGATTCCTATGGAGATCCTGCGTGGCAAGCGTGACCTGAATGTCGGCACTACTACTGCTGGTGGACATACCGTTGCTACTGATCTGCTTGCTGATAGCTTTATTGAGAAGCTGGACAATGCAATGATTGCTACCCGCGCTGGTGCTACTGTGCTGCGTGACTTGCAAGGCAACATTGCTATCCCTAGAGCTACTGGCGGCGCTACTAGCTACTGGGTTGCTGAGTCAGGAAATATTACTGAATCTGCGGCAGCTTTCGATCAGGTTACTATGTCTCCAAAGACTGTTGGTGCGTTCTCTGACATTAGCCGTAAGCTCCTGCTTCAGAGTTCTATTGATGTTGAGAACTTTGTCCGCAACGATCTGGCTCTTCGTCTCGCGCTTGCTATTGATAACAAGGCATTCGAGGGTGACGGCACTAGCAACACTCCAACCGGCGTAGTCAATGAGACTGGCGTTGGCTCTGTTGCATTTGCCTCCGCCACTGCTGGTGCGGCTACCTTTGGTGAGGTTGTTGATATGGAGTCTGAGGTATCTCAGGACAATGCTCTGTTAGGCAATCTCTCCTATATCACCAATGCAGCCCAGATGGGCTACCTCAAGCAGACTAAAAAGGATTCCGGTTCTGGTATCTTCTTGGTTGAGGACAGCCAACTGAACGGCTATCCAGTGCTGGTATCTAACCAGATTTCCACTACTGGACAGATGCTCTTTGGTAACTGGGCTGACCTGATGATTGGTTACTGGTCTGGCGTAGACATCAATGTTGATACTTCTACTGGAAGTGCCAGCGGTACTCTCCGTATCGTTGCGCTACAGGATGTTGACGTTGCTGTTCGTCACGGTGAGTCTTTCTGTAAGGGCGTGTAAGTGATAACCCTACCCCTTCGGGGGTGGGGTTTAACATTTAAGAGGCGGCAATTCAGGAGACATTATATGAAGGTTAAATTTTTAGCGAAAACCAATTTCAAGCGCGATCATTATGATGCGGATGAGATTGCTGATGTTGAGAAAGATGATGCAGACGTTCTTGTTGCGAAGGGCATTGCTATCAAATTGAACAGTAGAAAGCCTAAAAGTGAGGCTGACGATTAAGCATGGCGCTTTTCTCCGACAGTGATTTAGCGGCTTTTCTGGATACAGATGATCTGGGAACTTCTGCCAACTATAAAGAGGGCGGAACAGGGGTTGGTAAAGAGATCAACACGGTCTTTGCCAATAACTACGTCTCAATCACTGGGGGAACCGTTGATATAGAAGGCACATATCCAGTGGCTACTTGTCGGACAAGCGATTTGGGCGATGCGGCGCATGGTGACACAATGAGGATCAATAGCACTGATTATGTTGTTATTGGTGTTCAGCCAAATAGCGTCACTGGCATAACGAAGCTGGTGCTGAATGAACAATGAGCCATCTTCGCCAACAAATTAGAGAACAGGTGGCCACAACCCTGACAGGCTTGACCACTACAGGATCAAATGTGTTTCAAAGCCGCATTTATCCTATGGAACAGGCCAAGCTACCGGGCTTGATTGTTTATTCTGTATCGGAGCAGACAGCTCCGCTCACAATGGGTGCTACGAGAGATATAGAGGCTGTACTGACGCTTGCGGTAGAAATATATGCCAAGGGTTCAGGATTAGATGACACGCTGGATACGGCCTGTAAGGAAGTACAGGTGGCTATGGCGGCAGATAGAGATGTTAATTCTTTAGCAAAGGACATCCAGATGGATTCCACTGAGATTACCTTTGCCCAAGAAAGCGACGCGGGATATGCGACTATGAATTGGTCGATTTTTTATCATTTTACAGAGAGTAACCCAGAGGTAGCAGTATGAAGATGATTACACCAAATGGCACTGAGGCAGATGTGCATGAGTCTAGCGTAGAACGTAAAGAGAGCGCCGGATGGAAAAAAGTTTCACAGGAGGCCGCGGAGGTTAAAGCCGCTCCCAAGCCTAAGACTAACTCCATTAAAGATAAAGGAGAATAATTATGGCTACGTACAAGGGTGATGGCGGTATTATCAAAACAGGGACAACTCCGGTAACTATTGGTGAGATCCAAGGCTGGTCTGTAGAACAGACTGTGGATACTATCGAGGATACGGTAGTTGGCGACACAGCAAAGACTTTCGTTGCAGGGCTGAGTTCATGGACAGGTTCATGTGACGCTATTATAAGTGATAGTGATGCAGGACAGATTTTGCTTGACGCTGGGAGTACCCAGACCGCATTGGACTTCTTCTTTGATGGAACTACCTCAGCGTACAAAGGTAACGCAATTGTTACCTCTGTTTCGACAACTTCAACTATTGGAGATATGACTAAAGTCTCAATCTCCTTCCAAGGCACAGGTGCATTGACCACTGATCCTTGGAGCTAACGTGTTGTTCGTGGCTAGGGTAAATTGCCTGAAAAGCAGTTGCCGAGACTGCCTGCCACGACTTATTTTCTCGGTTTATCAGCTCGGAGATAAGATATGAGTAATGGCGATATGGTGCTGGTGAAGGCCACACAACATTTTAAGAAGCAGTTGCAGGATAACGCGGAGTCACTGGAAGTGCCTGAGTGGGGAGTAACGATTTTCTATCGCCCCATGAACGGCAAACAGAGAGATGCTATCCTGAAACATATCAATGATGGCCATGTATTTGAGGCTTTGGTGGAGTCTATTTTAACCAGAGCCAGAGACGAAGATGGAAGACTGATGTTTAAGCCGGTTCATAAGCGTGAACTGATGACAAAGGTTGATCCATCCATTGTTGAGAGAGTTGCTACCAGCATGGGTACGCTTGATTCTATGCTCTTGGAAGAAGAAGAGGAGGAGATAGTTAGCGTAAAAAAATCATAGAGAGTGACAACGGACTCTATGTATATTACGCCTTAGCGGAGTTGTTGCACAAGTCAGTCACAGAGGTGATGGACTTTTCGTTGTCAGAGGTAGAAGGCTGGTTAGCCTACTTGGAGATTAAACAGGAGCAACGTGATGGCGTTCGGTAACAGGTCTACAATCAGGGTAAAGATTGTTGGTGTTGATAACACCGGCAGGGCTTGGGCTAGTGCCAACAAGAAGGTTAAAGGGCATCAACGAAAAGTAGGTATATTAACCGGTAAGTATAAGGCGCTTACTTTTCAGCTCAAGCGAATAAACGCTATCCTTGGCGCAATGCCCGTATCTGGAGCGGCGGGTTTAGCTGCAGTTATGGGTTTCCTTGGCAAGTCTATCTTTGATGTAGGGATGAAGATGGATGCCCTAAGAAACTCCATGATTATTGCTACTGGCTCCATGATCGGCGCAGAGCTTGAGGTCAGGAAGATTAAAGCTCTATCTAAAGAGCTTGGTGTTAATTTCCTCTCTACCGCCTCTGCATATAAGAAGTTCGCAATCGCCTCGAAAGAGGTTGGTATGTCATCCAAAACCTCAGACAAAATATTCCGGTCAGTGGCTAAGGCTTCTGCCGCTATGGGTTTATCTTCCGAGAACACTCGACTCACACTGAAAGCGTTGGAGCAGATGATCTCCAAGGGTAATGTTCAGGCGGAAGAGTTACGAGGCCAGTTAGGTGAGCATTTGCCGGGCGCATTTGGTATGGCGGCACAGGCCATGGGTATTACAACCATGGAGCTAAACAAGATGCTAGAGCAGGGCGAGTTACTGGCAACCGATCTTCTACCTAAACTTGCTGATGTGCTGGAGAATAAGTTTGCCGCAGTTGCGGTGAGGGCTGCCAAACAACCTAGAGCGGCATTGGAGAGATTGAAGAACTCTTGGACGCTGTTGATGGATGCTTTTAATAAGAGTGGTTTCGGTAAGTGGGTAGCATCCCTGATGGATGATCTGACGAAAGTGTTTGAGGATCTTACTGATAATTTTGACCAGTATGCGTTAGACCTTATCGAGATGTTTGAAACGTGGCAGGAGGCAGGTTACAAGTTCACCACTGACTCCGGGTGGGGGAGGATGTTTA